AACCAGGTGGGTCTGGTCGCCGTTGGTGTAGATGTCGTCGAGGCGTCCACGCCACACAATCTTGACGACCTCCTCACCAGCAGGTGCGTCCCAGTCGAGCTGGTACAATCTGACCATGCGGTCTTTGTAGCTCGTTGGGCCGGTGTAGACGTTGTTGCCTTGCGCGTGTGTGGTGGGCGTGGTCCTGCCTACGCCACGAGTGACTGCGACGCGGTAGGTACTGCCGTCACTCGTGATAAGGGTGTGGACGTACAGCGTCTCGTCGCCAACGAACAGGTAGTCGCCTTCCGCGATGGGCCGCTGGCTGTAGACCCATGCCTCCCCCGACCCTGACCACAGCTCCTGGTCAAGGTTGGCACGCGCCTTCTCTTGACCTGCGTAGGTCATCAGGCGTTGACAGATGGCGTCAGTCGCCACCACGTCGAAGCTGGAGCTGGAGAGTTCTTGCGTGCCTTGCAGTGGGTCGACGCTCTGGTCCAGGTCGCCGGGGAGTGAGGCCAGAGCCTGCTCGAAGTGCATGTCGGCGATTTCGGCCGGGAGCGTCGAGACGACATCGGTAGGGTTGTAGCCGTAGCAGAACAGCGCCCCATCTGGAGCGTCCACGCCAACAGGCGCCCCGATGCCTTCGATGTGGATGCCGAGCGTCGTGCGTCGGTGTCTGGTCTGGTACGGTTCCATGGCTTATCCTTCGTAGTCGCCGCCGATTTTCACCAGCGTCATTTCGATGTTATAGACCTCCCCAGCTTTTGACTGGGATGGGCGGGCGCAGTCTGAGAACTTCTGCGCGTAGCTCGACCCCTTGGCGGCCATCACCACATCGACAAGCGAGTCGGGGGTGGACCAACCGTAGTAGGCTGACGTGGCGTTGTTGACCACGATGATGTCCTGATAGGTCGAGATGCCCTGCTTCCACAGGTCTGAGAAGTAGTTGCCCTCCTCGTTGTCAGGGAGGCCCGCCACTTGGGCGTACTCGCCGTCTTTGTTGCAGTTGGCCCTGATATGTCCCGCAAAGATGCGGTTGTACCTGAATCCCCTCAGGTCCTTGATGCCGTAGTCGGCGACCTGAGCGAGCCTGTGCGGGGCGTTATTGGTGCGTGCGTCGCGCTCCCAGTCACTGGTCTTGACGCCGGGGCGTGGCGACATCCACACGCCCTTGCGAGTGTGTGGAGCTTCCAGTGAGGCTGAGCTGGTCTGGGCGGTGCCGCCATAGCTGTCGAGGTAGCCCAGGTAGGCGGCGTCAAAGTTTCTGCTACCGTGGCCCCATGCCCAGCCGTAGTTGTATGAGCCTGTCAGCCGCTCCAGGGTGATGCCCCAGTAGCTGAGGTCGGTGCCATAGGAGTAGTCAGGGCTGCCGGTCGTGAATCTGTATGTGTTCGACGTGCTGGAGTGGCTGTTAATCTTGTCTGCAATGTGCCCCACCAACGACGGGTAGTTCCCATAGCCGTCTGGACCCAGTGCCCAGTACAGGCCGTGGTCAAGGGTGACGACGATATCGCTGCCGTTCTCGTAAAACACGAGCGTGTCGTTGGTGGGGCCGATGCGCACTGGGAAAATCCAGATGTCGAGTGTGTCGAGCATGATTATCCTCCAAGGCTCAGCCGTGGGTCTTCATTCAAACCCTCGCGGGCCTGTCGTCGGCCGACAGCCGACCTCTCCAGGAAGTAGCTGTTTCGCTGGTCGATGTACGTGGTAAACTCGCGGCTTCCTCGCTGTGCTTCGCGAAGGGCCTCGAAGTGTGCTCGCTTCTGCTTCTCGAACGCCTCGTCGGTGCTCATGTACTCAGGCCCCGAGCCACCTGCTTTTGCACCGGCTTTAGGGTCAGGGGCGGTCGGGCCTGCTACGGCCATTCCACCAAACACTGCGGCGGCGGCCGTGTGGCCAATACCACCGGGGATGTTGCCTGAGGCGTAGGCGGCGATGGCAGCGCCTGACTCGAACAGTGCTCGAATCCCGGCCACTTCTCGATAGCCTACGCCCATCTGCTCAAGGAATTGACTGGTGGCAGCTCCACCAGCAGAGACCGAGGCTTCGAGCTTTTCAGCTCCAGTGGCCCCTTCGGCTGACATGGTCTGCCATTGGTCAGTCATTGTCTGGAGATTCGAGGCCATGCCAGCCAGTCCAGCGCCGACGTCCTTGTAGTTCTCAAGGCTCTTGATTTCCTTGTCGATGGCTTCACGCCGCTGCTCTTGGTCTTGGCCCAGCTGGTCCTGCTGTGTTCGCAGGGCCTCAACCTCCTTGCTGATGGCCTCGCCTTTCATGCTGGAGAGCATGTCAAACGAGCTGGCCACGGCGCTGTAGCCCGAGTCCTGGAGCGCCAGCTCTGCTTCGAGCTGGTCCATGCGCTTGTTGTGGGCTTCGTCCTCTCGACGCTCCTTGTCCTCCTGGTGCTTGCGTTCGGCCTCGGCCGTCTGGTCGAGCCGGCTCTTGCGAAGGTCGCTGAGTTTCTTCTCTTTGGCCTGCTTCGCCTCAATCATCTCCTGCTCTGCCTCGCTAGAGGTGATGGTGCCTTCTTCAATCTTGCGTGCCAGCACCAGTTGCCTGACCGCGAATTCTTCCTCAACGGTCTGGCGCTTGGAGGTTGCCTTGGCGCGCTTGATTTCAGCTTCGGCGATGATGTTGCGCCAGCGTGTGTCCTTCTCCTCTGCTGCCCTCTTGGCTGCCTCACCATCATCCCCCTTCTCGTCCGGGGCGTTGGCCTTCCTGACGGCGAGTTCCTCTTCCTTCTCGATGTTCTTCTTGCGCTTCTGGAAATTAGTGTCGAGCTTCTTGGACTCTTGGTCGAGCTTGGCGAGGTAGGAGTCCTTGGAGTTCTGGCTGAGGTCGTCCATCTCCTTGACGCGACGGGCCTTGAGCAGGATGGCCGCCTTCTTCCGGTCGATCTCTGCTTCGAGTTCCAGAATCTTGATGTCGGCGTCAACCTGCGCCCGAGCTGATTCGCTCTGGGTGCCTAGTCGCTTGTTCTCCAGGTCCAGGATTTCATTCTCAGTGGCGAGCTGGTCGCCCTGAGCTTTTTGCATCAGGTACAGCGTCTCAACGGTCTTGCGGTTGTTCGCCTGGCGCAGCTTGGCAAACTTCTCGTACTCGACACGAGTGTCCATGACGATCTTTTTATCAGCCGCGCTCAGGCCTGCCCCACCAACGGAGTGCCTGTTGTTGATACGGTCAATTAGAACTTGCTGACTGGTGGCGTAGGCGGCGTCGATTTGTGCGCCCTGCTCGAACACGCCGAGCTGGTTGTCTACCTCGGGCATCTTGATATCACCCAGGGCCTTGGCCAGCCGGTCGACGTTGTGTGCGGCCTTGTCTGACTCGTCCTTGAGAGTCTTCATCTCGTCGGCCGTCTCCTCGACAGCGTCGGGTCCTTCCTCTTCGATGAGGCCGAGCACTTCGGCGAGGTCGTTCAGCCCCATCACGGCCACCGTCAGGAACGGGGTGAAGGCCGTGGCAAGGGTGTTGCCCGCGCCGTCAAGGACGCGGTCAAACTTGTCCATCTCCTTGGAGAGCATCTTGGAGGATTTGATGGCATCTTTGTCCAGGATTTGACCATAGCGGTCGGCCTCCTCTGCGATGCGCTCGAATTCCTCTCCGCCTTTCTTGAGTGCAGGGAGCATCTTCTTGGAGAAATCTTCACCAAACAGGTTCGAGCTTGCGGCCATCGCGGCCACGTCGTCGTCTGCTGCCTGGACGCCGTCAGCGATACGCAGGAAGATTTCGTGGATGTTCTTGCCTTCCAGCTCGTCCGAACTGATGCCGAGCGTCTGGAGAGCTTCTGCGGCCGCGCCTGAGCCTTTCTTGGCGTCCATGACGCGCTCACTCAGGTTGCCGAAGGCGTCGGCGATGTCCTCAGTGTCCGCGCCGTACTTCTTAAAGGCAACGTCCAGCTCCTGGTAGGCGCGTGTGGTGAGGCCAGCAGCTTCGGCAGAGCGGGTCAGTTGCTTGACGTGGTTCGCCTGAGCAATCGACATCTCACCGAGCTTCTTTGCGCCCATGGCCGCGCCCGCACCAACACCCAGAAGGGCACCTTGGACGATGGCCCCTTTGGAGATAGTCATGCCGAAGCCGTCGGCGAGGTTCTGCACCTTGCCTGCGGCGCTGTCCACGCCCTTGCCCAGGCCGCTGGTGGAGAAGCCAGCCGCCTCGCGGTCAGCCTTGGCGACAGCTTTGGCCGTCCCCTTGGCGTCCTTCTCCATGCCCCTGAGCGCCTTCGAGCCTTTCTTGACCTCGTCGGTCATCTTCTCGACGCCGTCGCCAGCGTCCTTCGCGCCCTTGTCAACCCTGTCCAGGTTGGTGTGCAGGTCTTTGGAGTCGTCGGCCGCCTTCTTGGCCGCCGCCCCCATATCGTCCATGGCTTTGTCGACCTTCTTGGTGGCCTTCTCGGTTTTGTGCAGGGTCTTGGTGGCCTTGTCGGCGACCTCCAGTTCCCATACGAGCTGGTCTTTAGATGTAGCCATTAGGTGATTCCTGCCTTCTGGAGCATTTCGCGCTGTTTACGGCGCTCGTTGTCGTCTTGGAGCCGCTTGGTGTCTCGGGCTGCCTTGGCCGAGTCGGTCAGTTCGGCGACCTCCACCATGTAGTACGGCAGCTCCAGCAGGTTGACGCGGCCTGAGTCAACCAGGGTGGAGAATTGCCTGTGCAGTCGAATGACGTCTAGGCGGGTGTGGGCGTACTCACACCCTACACGTTCACGGTCGTCGATTGTGTAGCCTTGCAGCTCCTCGCAGACCTCACACTTGCAGCCGTGGACGTAGAGAGTTTGGAGGTACGCCTCTAGTCGTTTTTTACTGACGGTTTGAGTGCGGCGGCGGTCTTGAGTTCGTAGTGGAGGTTGGCGAGGTCCCAGATGCTCATGTGCCTGAGGATGGCGGTGCGGTCGGCGTGCCCGACATCGTCCCACTTCTCTACAGGGTTGCCCTCTCCATCTTCAACACCCTCGACTCGTGCGATGTGCTGGTTGACGAAGTCGATGATGGGGATGGTCTGGTCGCCGGGGATTTCAACGCGGTGGTTCTTGATTTTCTCCCTGAGCGTCTCAGCCTCGCCCTCGGGCAGCAGGTCAACTGCCTCCTCGAAGGTGAGTTCCTCTTCGGCCCCGTCGCGAAGGTCCCACACAGGGCCGAACGTGTCGCGCCTTTTGCGAAGGTGCTCACGGTACGATTCCTCGAAGTCAGCTCCACCAATCTCGATGTCGAGCATCGCGGGCTGGTCGGGCCGCAGGAAGTGAAACGTCATCTCGACGCTGTCGGCGAAGTAGTCGCCAACGGGGGTTCTGTTCTGTCCGATTGTCCAGGCCATGGTAGATCTCCAGGAAAGGAGTAAGGGGAGCGAGTGCCCCCGACCGAGGATGGCCGGGGGCTGGGGGTCACCTATGGATTAGGTGCATTTGATTTGCAGGGCGTTTTCCCCGCCACCATCGGTAAGGTCGCCGTGTGCGATGAACGGGAGGTCGAAGTTGGTCGAGCCGTTCGATGCGCTCGGGGTGTAGCCGGTGAACTGGCACACTGGCATCTTGAATTCAATGGAGTCGGTCCCGTCACTGACCGTGATAACCAGCTCGAAAGTAGGCGAGCTGGAGGTGAGCTGGCTGATGATGTTGTTGAGCGCCGCGCTCTTGCCTCGCAGGGTCAGCGAGCCGCCGATGGGGCTGGTCCGCTCACGGTACAGGCTGATGTAGTCGACCATCTCGTCGGCCGTCAGGTCGCTGTCCTCACCCACGCTCCAGTTGGTCTGCACTTCGCAGCCAGCCACAGCGTAGTTGGTGCCGCCGACTGACAGTGTCATGCCCTGCACACGCAGAAGGCTTTTACCTCCGGTGTACTCAGTCGGGTTGGACGGCTTGGCCTGAGGGGTCGAGGGGAACGGCGTAAAGAGCGCCGTATCCTCGCCGGTCATCTTCGCCCATTCGCCCTGGTTGAAGGTAAACGTGCGGTTGCCTCGGGTGCCGCCGATGAGCATTTTGCGTGCTTGATCGTGGCCCTTCTCCACCATGTAGTAGGCGAAGTGGGCGCTGGGCACGCGAGTGCTGAGGTCCGAAGTGATGGGCTTGTACAGCGCCGAGCTGACGTCGAGGGTCTCCTCAAAGTTCGCGCTCTTGAGCAGCGCGGCCCAGTCGGGTGCCGTCCCAGCTGCTGCCGATTTGCCGGTCAGTGGAAGGGTCCAGCTCACGCCGAGCGACTGGCCGACGAACTCGCTGGGGAGCGTGTCGTGGGTCGCGAGAATACGCTGGTCTTGGTGCTCTGCGATGTTGGCGCTGACGTCGAAGTTCTCGAACGCCAGCCACTCAGTCGGGTCGCTGCCGCTCCAAGGGTCAGTGTCGTATCCAGTCTCCGAATCAACGGCGACCATCTTCTCTTGTGCGGACAGAATTCCGTCTGTCATGGTGTTCTCCTATCGTTTGATTAGAATGTCCTGATGGACGGTGAAGATGACAGACGCTGACGCGAGTGCGCCCATCTGCTCGACCTCCACCACATCGGCTTCGTTGGTCTGTACGTTGATTTCGTGGATGGCTGTTTGGTTCACAGCGTGCTGTGTGAGCGTGTCGATGATAGCCCCCTTGTACATCTCGGCACGCCGGTCCATCCACTCCTCGGAGAGCATGGGCCTGTCCCAGTTGGGAGGGGTCGGGTAGTCGAAGCCCGGCCGGTCCTTCACCATCAGGGTGATTTGAAAAGGGGTCTCCCAGGTCGCTTCATTCTGCTCGCCGTCGCCGGAGTATGTGGCCTCCTCGCGGCTGACGTCCTGCTTGGTGACCCAGATGCCTACCTCGTCGATGTTGAGGCGACGGAAGGCATCGTCGGGGGTGACGCGGCCGGTGATGATTTGCTCGGGCGTCGGCAACGGAAATTCAACCGACTCGACGGCCCCCAGCTCCCCCTCCAGGTAGCTCTTGATAACGTCTCGGATGCGCTCGGTGGCGCGGATCGTCGCGTACTTTACGGGGATGGCTGTCATTAGAGATTCACCTTGGCTTTACGCATTCCATCAGAGCCAATCTTGCGCCTGATGCCTTGCATGACGTTGTTGACGAGCTTGGTGCGCTGCTTGCCCTCCATGGCCGTGACATGTCTGGCCGGGGAGGGTTCGCCAAATAGCCCCTTGGTGTTGCGGGCGATGTCGCCAGCGTAAGGAACCTTCGAGCCGATGGTCACTTTGTCGGGGCTGTGTGAGTAGACGTGCTCGGGGTGGCCCATCGAGACGAACGACGGCCGCAGACGCTCACGGCCTGGAATCCACAACAGCGGCTTAAGGTGACCAACAACAGCTTTCTTGAAAGCGCGATACTTCGGCTCTGCTTGATACTTGGCCCAGGGCTTGCCGCCGTGGCGGCCGCCGCTCCAGAATTGCATCGCCATGTGGACGATGAAGTACGGGTGGACGACGTCCTTCCAGATAGGGCGCATGTCGCCGACTGCCTTGCGCAAAAGGCCAAGGGTTCGGTGCATGGGCTTGGCGACGCCTGAGCCACCAAGACTAATCTCCATCAGCGGGGGCTTCGCCATCGGTGGCCTCCTCGACCTGGGGGTCCTCTTCTTCGAGGTCCTCGACCAGAACCAGTCGGTTGTCCTTGTGCTTGTCGTAGGTCCTCTTATCGACGTTGAGGTAGTCCCCCAGGCCGTGGGCTTCGTCGCCGTAGATGAACCGGCACGCCTTGGCGACCATCACGTGTTTTGTCTTTTTACCAGTCATGAAATTTGCCTCCAGTGGCGTGGTCGAAGTCGGCGCGGTCGCGCTCGTGAGCGTCGGGGATGTTTGAGTGGATGGAGTTCGTCGTCGGTGCCGTCTCCCCCATGTCCTGGTCCATTCTGCGAATGGTATCCTTGACATCGTTGAAGATGGCCAGCTCGTCGCCAGCCCCATCATACTCACGCTTCTTGAGGGCGCGGCCTCGTGCAAAGGCAGAGATACCCATGCGGACAAGCTCGCTCTCGTTTTCGCCAAGGTTGTCGACGTCGAAGCCTTTTCTGATGAGGATGGCGTTGAGCTGGCCAGCGGCGGCCTTGACCCACCGCTCCACCATCGGGGTGTTGAGGCCCTTGCTCGTGGCGGTGACGGTGCCGGTCGCGAACGGGAGGTCCTCGACGACGTCGTCTGCCGTTACGTTGTGGGTCTGAATGGCCATGGCTTACTCTCCTACGAACTCAGTGAGGCGGGCGAACACGGCGTCCTTGCCTCTGATGTAGTCCTCGCCGTCCTCGCGCAGGTTACCGTTGACGAAGTCTCTGACGTCGTCGTAGTCGCCTTCGTTGAGGATGGCCTTGCCCAGGGCTTCAAGGTTGACGTCGGACGCATCCTCGTCCCGCTCAGGGGCCTTGTCGTCCGTATCCTCGCCGAAGGATACAGGGCCGTCGGTGTTCTTCGACTCCACCATCCGGTGCTCAGCGCAGAGGATGCGCTCATCGTCGCCCTGGAGGTCGACCTCTTGGCCAGGCTGGATGGTCTTGTCTTTGTAGATGGTCGGCGCGTCGCCGTCGTAGCGGTAGAGAGTCATGGGCTTGCCTCTTGAGGGGGTGGGTGGTCCTGAATGTCCCACGAATGTACCAGGGACACTGATCTTCGATGTGGGACATTCTCTAAAATCGGCCTCTGGGCCCCTCCACGCGCCGATTTTCAGGCTGGTGGTACATACCGTGGGGGGGCCTCGCGTAATTGTTTACTATCCCAAACCTTATAAGGCGTAATACCTAAGGTTAGGTTTAGTCCATAAAGGGTCAGAAAACGGTGTCCCAGTGTACCAGGGGCCAATAATCGGGCCGTGAGGGCCACAGCACCACTATTTAGTGGTACATTCGCGAATGTCCCAGGGGTGTCCCGGGACATTCACTTAGGCCCTCACAGCTCTCGATTAGATAGCGCCAGGATTAGCCAGCACGTTTTTCAGCGCGATGGAGTTCTCCTTGAAGCGTCGCACGATGTCGGCGTCGAACCGAGCGCGGACGTACTTCATCTCCTTGTCGCGGTCCTCGTAGTCGTCGAGGCGAAGGTCCATGAACGTCGGACGCTCAAGGTTCTTGCCGTCGTCAAAGTAGCAGGCACCGTCATGGAGGTAGGAGCGCTGGAAGTCCCAGTTCTCAGCACCATCGTGAATCGGCTGGGTGCCGACGTAGACCTGACTGACGCCGAAGCGCGACTGGAAGAATCCCCGGAGCGACTGGAGGGCGACCATGGTGTTGTCCGATTTGGACCCTCCCTCAGTCGCTCCGATGACGTCAGGGTGACGCATCAGGGCAAAGGCGACATCGAAGCCCAGGACAGCTCGGGCACCTGAGCCGATGGATCGAAGGGCCTTCTGAATCTGGGTGATGGGGCTGCCAGTCGTGTCGTCGAACTCCTCTCCACTGGAGAGAGTCATGGTGAGGATGCTGTCCTCGCTGTCGTCAGTGCCGTTGCCCTTGACGACCTCGATGAAGTCCCGCTCGAAGTCGGCGAGGACTTCGTGAGTGGCTTCCAGGCCGAGCTGGGAGTAGATGGGAATGGCCGTCTCCAGCTCCATCCCGGTCAGCTCGTCGATGCCCTCTTTGAACTTGTAGTGCTCGCACACGTAGCTCAGGGACTCGACGCCGCCGTTGCCTTCGGGGGTCGGGCTGCCGGGGCGCTGTTTGGTGCTGCGGCCCTCACCATCGCTGGCGTGGGTGCGGTTCTGTCCGAGTTTGCGGTAAGCGCCCTCGCGTCGGGTGATGGGGAAGGCCGGTTCGGGTACGACCGTGCGAGCCATGTAGCCGGACAGGTCCGGCTCTTGGCCCTTGACGATTTCCTCGCGCTGTGCGGGGCTGAGTGTTCCAACGTCGAAGCTCATGATGTTCTCCTAGAAGGGGGTGCTGCTTGAATGATTGATTCGTGGTGCTGCGGGGGCGACTAGCCCATTGTCTCAGGGCCAGTCACCCAGTGGCTTAGTAGCTGCGGGCCAGGGTCGACAGGTTGATTTCGAGGAAGGCCACTTGGCCAGCCGAGCTTGCGGCACGTCCGTTATAGCGGGCCTTGCCCAGCGTATAGGTCGAGGAGGCCTTGGTGGCCTTCGCCACCTGACCGTCGGCGTCGGTCATGATCTCGTCGCCGAGCTTGACCGTGCTGTCCGAGCACAGCGCCTGAGCGGTGCCCTCGGTGACAATGACCACGCGCTTGCCTGCTTCGGCGCTGTTGAGCGCGACGCCGTAGGCTTCTTCGCCAGCGTCAGTGCAGGGAGTGGCTTCTTGAGATCCATCGAGCTTGACGAACTGTCCCTTCTGGAGGGCAGCCGCCGCGACTACGGTATTCGAGTTCTGCATGATATTTCCTTAAATTGGAGGGTTGATGCTGCTGTCGGGTGCTGCCCTTGCGGGTATTAGTCCTTGACTGAGGCGAGCACAGCGGCCACGCCGCTCAGGCCATTCTTGCGGGCCTTTTCGAGCTTGACGTCAGAGCCGCAGTTGTCGGCACCTTCCTGAGCGCCGCCGCCTCCAGTTTCGGAGAAGTTGAGTTTACTGATGCCCTCGACCTGGGCGCGAAGCTGCTTGTTCTCCTTGGCGAGTTCACCAAGGGCAGACATCACGTCGGAGAGCTTGACGTCGGGGGTGTCCTCGTCGTCGCCCTCACCATCCTCGTCGGACGGCTCCTCGGACTCCTCAGGGGTCTCCTCGTCGGTTTCTTCCTCGTCGGCCTCATCGGCCTCGGGGGCTTCCTCCTCAGGGGCCTCCTCGGGCTGCTCAGCGAGGCGTTCGGCCACGCGCTTGTCGATGAGTTCGTTGAGCTGTTCTTCGGTCAGTTCCATTGGTGTATCCTTGTCGCTGAGACGTAGTTGCAGGGTGTCCTGAATGGACCCAATGCGCTTGAATCGTGGATTGTCGGTGAGGCTAACTTCGGTGATGAGCGGGCTGTAGTCCTTGCCTTGCTCATCGGTGTACTTTCCGGCAAGGCCAATGCTCACGAACTCGTACTCACTGGCGAGGATGTCCTCCCAGGTGCCCTTCTTCCAGTCCACCTTGAGGTAGACGCCTCGCTTGCGGCCCTCGCCTGCGACCTTGGCATCAAGGATGCCGCCGTATCGCTTGCCCTCGGCCTTGTGCTCGACCCTGACGGGCCAAGTAAAAGGAGTCTGGTCGATGTCGGCGTAGTCGGCGAACTGGTACAGCGATCGGCGAGTCTCTGAGGCGACCTTACGTGCCAGCTCCTCGGAGACGTCCAGCTCAACCATCTTGCTGGTGGCCTCGTCTTTGACGTGGGCGGTACCCAGGGGCAGGGCGAACACCCATGACTGACTGGCGTGGCCAGCCCGACGCCCTTCGAGCTTCACGCCCTCGGTGTGGGCGTCGTTGAATTGAAGGTCAAAAATCATGCGGCTCCTCCTTGCCAAAGACAGCGACTAGGCCGTCTTCGTGGTTCATTTCGGCCAGTAGAATCAGTACCGGAGTGTGGTCAGAGACCTGGGTGGTCGGGCTGAATGCGTGTGAGAATCCATCACGCAGCTCCTGGAGCATCTTCTGGTAGCCTTCCTCGTCGGGGTGGATGTAGGCCCAGATACAGCGGCATCGGGCTTTCCCCTTGCAGAAGTTCGGCGGCGAGTACATCGAGTAGGTCGAGCTGCCGACCAGGGCGCGCTTGCCGTTGTGCTTGCGGCACGGCGAGCAGGTTTCCCCGTCCATCACGGCTGAGCGTTCGGCGACAATTTCGCCCTCCACTCCTCTCAGATGGCTCTCGTCGTAGACCTCTTGAATGACCTTGTCGCGGCCCTCTTGGAAGGACCTTGGCGAGTACATGGAGACGACGTTCTTCTCCAGTGCACTGGACGTGGGAATGTCCAGATCCTTGCGCTCGGGCCGTCCGTTGGCCTCCTCGACACCCTGCTGAGTCAGATAATGCTGAGTGACGTTGTACGTGTGCTCAGCGATGTCGTCGGCGACGGCCGTGACCGTCTTCTGGATTTCCGCAGGCGGGCGGCCCAGACTGAGCCGCTGGATGTCGATGTCGCTGGGGGTCGAGGGGATGTTCACCTCGTCGAGGACGCCAGCTTCTGCCAGCACCTCTCCAGCACCTCTCAGGTAGTTCCTGAAAAGCTCGCCCTCAACAGCCTCCCTGTAGTTCGCTTCCCATCGCCGTCGCATCGACCGCTTGATGGAGCGCAGCGTGTCAGGGTCGGTGACGCCCTCGGTCTTCTTGACCCAGTCGTCCCTGTGGTCTTTGGTGACCTTGCTCAGGGCCTTGGCCATGATGGCGTCTTGATTGTCGAGCCATTCAGCCATGCGCTCGTAGTCGACGTTGGCGTGGGCGTCCACTCCATCATCGGCGAGCTGGTATGTGTGCTCGTGGTCGTCTTCTGTGCAGGCCGAGCCGAAGTGGTATAGCCCGTTGTCCGACTCGGCCGCGTTAAAATCCTCGACCTCGTCGTCCTCTGGGTCTTCTTGCTCAGGGTCCTGCTCGCCTCCCTGGTTAGGGGTCGACGAAGATGGGGAATCACCTCCCTCTGAAACAGCCTTGTGGACGGCCGATTTCTCCTCCTGCGCCTCTTGCCATTCGTCCTCGGTGATAGGGTCTAGGTTGAGGTAGTCACGCACGTTCTTCTCGTCGCCGAAGCGCCACGTCAGCAGCCCCTTCTCCTTGGCCGTTGCCACGCCTCCGAGCCACGCACCGTCTCGGGTGTCCTTGGCCCTGGAGAACGTCAGCTCAGGGTACAGGCCCGGGGCGATAGGGCCGCCGAACTTGGCGTCCACCATCTTCTTGATGACGCCAGTGTGCTCGGTGCCGTTGTGTCCGTTGATGGCCTCAGTGATGTAGAACGCGATGGAGTCGGCCGACTCGTCAAGGGTGTCCTTCTTGGTCTCGGCGAGGGCCTGTGTGCCTACGTCGCGAGTGCCGACCTGATTGCCGTCGCTCTTGAGCAGCAGGCTAATCTGGTTGTCGCAGTAGCTCTTCTGACTGGTGAAATCTGGGACGTTGCCCTCAGGGCTGAGCATGGCCATCTGCTGGCCAGCGGGCAGCTCAATAACGGGGTTGTCCTCTGCCTTCATACGGTCGAGGAGGTAGACCAGTTCGGCCTGCTCCTTGGGGTCAGGGTAGTTGTCGCCCTGGAGGTCCTTCTGGATCGTCAGGATGGGCACGCCGTACTTCTCGGCCGCAATCATCTCCAGCTTGGCAAAGAGCTGCTTGGCTTTAATCCACTGGACGGCCGCTCGGATGGGTGAATTGCCCTCGAAGTCATTGCCGAAGGCGTTGTAGCTGATGAGCATCAGGCTCGACGCCGGGAGGCTGTATTTCTCCCCGGTCGATGGTCGGGCGAATTCCACCCCCAGCAGCTCACGCTCATGCTCGTCGAGCAGCCACTTGTTGACCGAGGAGCACATCCTGAAAGCCATCTTCCTGATGGCGTAGGGATTGTCTGCTGTCGGCGCGTAGTAGACGGTCTCGAAGACCGAGAAGCCGCCGATAAGGAAGTAGAGGGCGTCGTGGACAAACTTCGACCAGCCGCCGTCGATGCCAAAGATGGCCTGCTCGGTCCACTTACGCTGTTCTTCGAGCTGGGTGAGCTGGGCATCCGTCAGGTCGTCGATGCCGTCCTGGGGAAGCTCAACGGCCCAGTGGCCTTGACGCAGGTTATCGTATTGGTCCTTCCATGAGCGCCTATACTGCTCGCTCTCCAGGAACATCTGCCAGAACAGGCCTTGATTGCCCCTCTGGCCGCGTGCCCTGATGGGCGTGTAGTTGTAGTTGGCGTCCTTCTGGTGGATCGTGCCGTTGGCCCAGTACCAGCCGTCTGTGCCGGTCTCCTCGGTGTTCGAGACGCCGCCTTTGTCGCCTTCACCATCATCAGCAAAGGAGAAGCTCTTGGCAGCGTCACTGTGGTCGAGGTACTTCTCCAGCGTGGCCACGTCGGTCTCAGCGACCGAGTCGTTGGCCTCCATGTGGAAGACGCCGTTGCGCTCGTAGATGCCTAGTTTGTTGGCCATGGCGTGCTCCTGGAGGTGGTAGTGAGTAGGGCCGAGTACAAAACGGGTGCCGTGCCAGATTGGCTACGCCGGCGTGTGGCCTCAGTAGCCCATGTACTTCTTGGCTAGCGAGGCATTGCTGGGCTTGTGGGCCTTGGCCCTTGGCTTACTCTTGGGTTTTGGCGGCCGGTACAGCATGGAGTAGCCCAGCAGCGCAGCGAAGAAGCCGTCTGCGTGGCCGTCAGCGTCCCTGCTAGCGGCGAAGATTTCGTTGTTGGCTGTGGTCACTTTGCGCTTGATTTTCTGGAAATCTGCCCTGAGCTTGGAGTGATTGGGCATGTGGAATCGCGACCGCGCCATATCCAGCTTAAGCTGAGGGATGTACTTGGCCTTCCACTGGTTGGTGAAGTGGACGCCCACCACTCTGCCTGAGCCAAAGTCTCGTTGCAGCCACTGGCTCAGGCCCTTGCCCTCTCCGGTCGCGTCGACGGCCACCTGATAGTAGTCGGTATTGGCGATTTTCTTGGTCAGTACGTCGTACTGCTCAGGGTACGTCAGCGGCTTGTCTCGGTCGTCTGCTGACATGTCGCCAGTGTCCAGGACGTGGTAGCTGTCGCCGACCTTGACCATGTCGACCCAGACGCTCTTGTCGGTCTCTGAGGCGAGGTCGATGCCCAGGACGCGCTTGGCGTCGCGAGTGTCCGGCTCGCTCACATCAGCCATCGCCTTCTTCAACAGGGCGTGCTTGAAGTACAGCGTGCTGTCCGAGATGAACTGGCACAGGAACTCTTGTGCCCAGATGTCCGAAGGGTACTGGTCCTCCAGCAAGAGCACTTCTTCGGGGAAGCCGTCAGCGACCGCTCCAAACACGTCCGTTTCGTGCCTACTCCATGCCAGTCCGGCACGGTGCATCTCGTCTGTCTCGTCTCCCAGCTCGCCAGTCCACGCCTTGTAGAACAGTCCGTTAGGGCCGAAGGGCGTGGAGACCAGGATGAGTCTGAGGTCCGGCTGGGAGATGATGGCCGGTGCAATAGCGGCGTACATCTCCATGTCATTCTCATAGTGCGCGGCCTCGTCGAGGATGATGGTGCCGCTCTTGCCCCGTACCGACCCGGGCTTGCAGGGCAGCGCAATGAGCCGCGAGCCGTTGGCCAGCTCCAGCATGGACACGTTCTCCGTGACCAGTGCGAGCGAAGGGGCCAGATTCGGCCGGATTTTCGCCATGACCTGCAACCACCACTTCGCCTTTCTGATGAGGTCCTTGGCGTTGGCGAAGTTCGTCGAGACGAAGTACACGTCCCGGCGTCTGTTGGTCGCGGCCTCTCGTGCGCCCTTGAAGCTGCTGGCCTCAGAGATGCCGATCTGACGGCTCTTGCAGTACAGTTGAAGGCGGCCCTGGTCGCAGATGTACCGTTTCTGGTACGGCCGCCAGAACTGGGCCATGGAGGCTTTAGTCTGTGGCGTCTTCCTGCTCATCGTCGACCTCCACAACCTCCACCACGTCAAGGCCGAAGGCGTCGTTGATTTCTTCGGCTGCGTCCGCAGGGGATACGGTCACGACGGTGTGCTGATTGCGCTGGGGAGCGTCCAGGCCCCTGAGCTTGCGAATGCTCTCAGACACCTTGACCCGCTGGTTGATAATCTTGATGGCCTTGTCGATGGCGTCGTGGCAGCCCTGAGAGATGTTAGGGGCCAGGGCACCAAGCAGGCTGTTGAGGTCATCGCGGTCAGCTTCGAGCCGCTCGGTCTCCAGCTCTACGTACTCCTCAGTAGTGTCTTGGCGCATCTCCACCAGCTCCAACAGGCACGCTTGGACGTCGCCGTGAGCTGTGCCCACACTGACGCCTAGCTGGTCGGCGATGTGCCGGAAGGTCTTGCCTTCGAGCTTGAGTTCCATGGCCTTCAAGCGCCGCCCCTCGCGGGCCAGCTCTGCGGCCTGTTGTTTCGCGCTTTGGGGCATGGCGGCCTCATGGGAAATAGAACACCCCCGGCAGCTGGTAGACGCTGACGAGGGTGTCTTGGTGGGTGAAGTGAAGTGTGGAGGGCGTGAAGCGTGAATGCCCGCTGTCACCTGGGCACTCTCTAGCGCGCCCTCTACTTATACATGGCGAATAATGGCCGGTAGATGTCCGGCCTAATTTTCAGTCCTCCTCACCCATTGGGTCAGAAACGTGGTTTGCGGCCCGTGTAGCCCACTGTCTTACAGTGTCGACCGCATGGCCGCCGTAGTGCGTCCGTAAGTACCACGCCAGATCTGCTGAGCTGTAGGCCACTGTCTCCTCAGGGTAGAACGTGCGGTCTACCAGGCAGGAGACCATGGGCCTGTACCGCTTGCCGTGCCGGTACAGCTTGACCTTGCCGCCGTCGTGGACGCTGAGCTGTCGGGGCTCTGCGGCCTTGAGTGAGAAGACGCGGCCCTCAGTGGTGACGGCGTAGGTGTGGTCAAATCCCTCGACCCAGGCCCACTGCTCGCCCTCCATCATCAGGCTCTGTAGCTGCTGTTCAACGGTCATCATGTTCACCCTGCTGCTGTGTGTGCGAGATGAGCCACTCCAGGTAGCGCTGGGCCTTCTTGAGGTCCTCCAGGCCGTTCTTGTGTTTGTGGCGCATCAGGTACTTGATGAGGTTGCCCTCCAGGTAGCCTGCGTAGGCTTCTGGGCTGAGCCTGTCCTCGATAAGGTCAAGCGTCTCCTTGAGGCCGTCGAACAGCTCATAGTGCTTCGGGCTGGTCGGGCCGCTGCCCTGGTACTTAGTGTCCTGCGTCGAACGTGTCATGACTTCTCCTTGATTTGTGACCTGATGTACAGGCATTTAAGGGGGTCGTCTTCGAGCGGGGCGACCACTCGGAACGCGCCGCTGAGGAGAGCCTCAGACGGCAGTGTCTGCTCACATGGGTGAAGGGTCGGGTCCAGAACCTGGACGTAGAGACGCGTCAGGTCCACGGAGAGGCCAAGGGCCGAGGCTTCGTGGATGGACTGTCCCATCAGGTGACGCATGAGCGTGTCGGCAGCCTCAGGCCCCATGGCGTCAATAACGTAGTGCTCAAAAGATACAAGGCCCAGCTCCAGCTCTACGCCGTACCCAGGCACCTCCAGTGCGCTGATTGTGTCAATTCGCAGCATCGTGGCCTCCCCGTGCGAGCTTCTCCATGATTGCCGTACGCGCCTTGGTCAGACGTCCGTGGACGGTAGATTTCCCCAGGCCCTGAGCTTCGGCCCTGTCTCGGGTGGTCTGCCCCTCCACGTCAATAGCGACCCAGGTGCCCAGGTGCCTGACGTTGCGCGTAGCGAGCCGGAGTAGGTGGTCGTGGGTCAGGTGGAGGGGAGGCTCTGGCTCAACGGGCTTGACCTGGGGATAGGTCCTGATGCCCACACCATACCTGTCCTCGTCGAACGCCATCTCAATACAGGCTTGAGTCGTGCTGCCCATGCTCGGGCCGTCCTCGTAGGAGGCGCGGCAGTGCCTGACGAACTCAGCGAACTGCTCAATATTCTCGAAGTCCGGGCGGTCGAAGAATAACAGCCGTCTGGCCCTGAGGCGGTCGCGCCGCTCCTTGTCGGTCTCGGACGGCTCGACTACTTCTCGGGTCTGCTCTTGTGTGTCCTTCATTGGTTACCTCTCTGAGTCGCTGATTCAAGTATAACAGCTATGGAGCTTGGCGCAACTAATTTCTTAGTATAAGGGCGGCCGCTCTCCACAGCTCCACCACTCCACGCAGTGCATCGACAGGATATCGGCCCTGTGGCCCAAAATGACCCAGAATGTCCCACGAATGTCCCACGAATGTACCAGGGACAGTGAATTGGGCCCTGGGACATTCACTAAAATCGGCCCCTGACGCCCTTCTGACCGCGATTTTCATTCTAGTGGTACATACCGTGGGGGGGCCTCGCGTAATTGTTTACTACTTAAAACCTTAAACCTACATACACACACATATACACACACGTCTATATACGAAACCTAAGGTTTACTCTATAAAGGGTAGAGGATATTAGAAGTGAATGTCCCAAGACCCCCTAAATCGGCGTTTGGACCCCTTCAGGCCCTGATGGGGTGGGACATTCGTGAATGTACCAAGACACCTTCTGGGACATTCACCCCCTCGCTTGGGACATTTACATGGACCACTGGGACATTCACTCAGACGCTCTGAGGCGTGTGGAATTGCCACAGGACGCTCTAAGGCAATACCCGGCTCGTGTGGAATTGCCACAGGACGCTCTAAGGCAATGCCCTTCTCACGCGTGGAATTGCCACAGGACGCTCTAAGGCAATGCCCTCTCACGCGTGGAATTGCCTTACAAGGTTTCAAGGTTTTCAGCGGTAAACTTGAGCACTTGTACCGACCCAATTGCCTTAGGACACCCAAATCGCCCTGCGGACCCCCTCAGACCCTGATGGGGTGGGACATTCACGAATGTACCAAGGGACATCTGGGACATTCACTCAGAAACCTCTGAGGTGTGTGGCAATGCCCGTCTCACGTGTGCAAATGCCTCACAAGGTTTCAAGGTTTTCAGCGGTAAACTTGAGCACTTGTACCGACCCAATTGCCTTAGGACGCACAAATCGCCCTGTGGACCCCTCCAGACCCCGATGGGGTGGGACATTCACGAATGTACCAAGGGACATCTGGGACATTCACTCAGAAACCTCGGAATATCATTTGCGTGCTGCTAGTTCTTCTGCTACAGTTCACCGTGGACCACTGAGGCCACATGGCCGTACTCACAGATGAGGTAAACATGGAGCTGCCAAAGCTACTGGCATTCCCCGACAAGTATTTCCCAGCCTTCAACGGCTCAAACCAGCAAGACGTCAAGATGCAGCCGCTCTCCGACTTCATGCACGCGATGGAGGACGCCCACCAGTCCGACGCTCACTTCGTCTGCTACACCGTCCCGGCCCTGAGCGAGGCAGCCGACAAGGGCCTGAGGGTCAAGAAGGATGCCCTGGTACCACTGGTAGAGCAGGGCGACGGCTATGAGCCTCAGCTCAACTACGCCGCCATCGACGTCGACCTCCCCGGGCATCGTGAATGGACTGACGCCGACCGTGCCGAGTTCGCCGAGACGGTCCGCACTCAGCCCCTACTCCAGCAGGCGGGCATCTATTTCAGCCAGCACGGCTGGAGAGCTATATGGCCGCTGGAAGTGCCCATTCCGGCACGACTCGCTGACAGCTACCTGAGCCAGTTCATCGCACATGTGCGCGACCTGGGCATCCCAGCCGACGAGCAGTGCAAAGACTGGACCAGGATGTTCCGGCTGCCCAACGTGCGCCGCGAGTCCGACGATGGGGCCTACCGCTCAACGGCCGAAGTCAGCGAGTTCACATCCATGCGGCCCCTGACGTGGGCACCTGATGAGCTGGACGACGCCCTCGCCAAGATGTCCTCATCACCTATGCCGACCTCAGACGGGTCCACTGGGGAGGGAGACCACTGGGGGTACGGGCCTGCTAGCCACCCCTGGGTTGAAGATGCCCTCGCGGCCATCGACGCCGACATCACCTACGAGGAGTGGGTGCGCGTGGGCATGGCCCTCAAGCATGAGTGGGGCGACGACGCCTTCTACCTGTGGGACCAGTGGAGCTCCACCGGCACCAAGTACGAGGGCACAGACACTTGCAGGACCAAGTGGGACAGCTTCTCGGGCACCCGTTACGGCAAGCCAGTGACCCTGCGCACGCTCGCCTTCAAGGCCAAGCAGGCCGGATTCAGGATGCCGCTCGGAGAAGACCAGAAGCTTGTGGCCGACGAGATGGCCGACACCCTCAACATGCCCGCTCAAGAGGCCGCCCACGCGCTGGTTGCCTTCGTCGCCAGCTCCAACCACTTCTACGTCTGGGACGAAAGCAGCTCCAGCTACACGCCCCCGTACAAGTCTGATGGACTGCTGTGGGCCATCAACAACCTCTGCCCGACACTGGCCGACGGCCGCCACGTCAACGAGAAGGGCAACCTGCACCAGACCAAGAACCTCCTCGACGCCATCGGCACGCCGGTCCACGAGGTCCAGCTCGTTATGGGCCAGGAGGGCAACTACTACGAGCCGTCCAGCCAGGCCATGTTGGAGGGGGTCGGCAGCATCCAGGCCGACGTGGTGCCCGAGCATGACCCTGAAATTGACCAGTGGCTGCGGCTCATCGGCGGCCCCAAGGCTGACGAGCTGCTCGACTGGCTGGCCGTCTATCCTCGGTTTGGTGACCCTGTGTGCGCCCTGTACCTGCACGGCCCTCCCTCAATCGGCAAGGGTATGCTCGCCGAAGGCATCGCCGTAGGTATGCACGGTCGAGCGCCCACGCCCTACTCTGCGCTTACTGAGAGCTTCCAGGAGGAGATCGCCAACTGCCCCCTGATTCTCGCCGACGAGGCCATCCCCACAGGCTTCTACGGCGACAACGCCAGCTCCATCTTCCGGCGTATCATTGGCACCACGCAGATGTCCTTGAACCGCAAGTACAAGCCTCACGCCACACTCATTGGTGCTCCCCGCCTGCTCATCACGGCCAACAACGACGACGCCCTGAAGATGCGCGAGGACCTCACCGAGAACGATAGAGAGGCCATCAAGCGCCGTATTGGCTACATCAAGACCGACGCCAAGGCAGCCGCCTACCTGGAGAGCCTTGGCGGCCGCGCCCACACAGAAGCCTGGGTCGACGGTGGCGGCATCGCCCGTCACATCATGTGGCTGGCTGAGAACCGTCAGGTCACGGCCGGTGATAGGTTCCTTGTGGAGGGGTGGGACAGCGAACTCATCAGGACCTTCAACTTCAAGACGGGTATCAACCAGGAGCTGCTCATTGCACTGGTCAGCTACATCGACAGCGGCACGCGCTCAGACATGATGCCTTACGGCGACGGCGAGTTCCTGGTTCACATGAAGACCCTGCACAACAAGTGGAAGACGCTCACCAACAGCTTCAAGGTGCCCACTCAGTCCCAGCTCTCAAACGCGCTCGACTCCATCAGCCCAGCAGGCACCAAGCGCCCCAGGGTCAATGACAAGCGCCCGACGTGCTACATCATCGACCTGGACGCCATCTTCTACGCGGCCGACCACTTCAACCTCGCCGACCGAAGCGAGCTGGAGGCTAAAATCAACACCCCCAGTGAGCGCATCATCGACGGCGAGCAGCCCAGGGCCGACTCAATCTTCAAGGGCATTCAACAGAAGGGCTGATTTTTATTTGACTCGGGGCGCTATAGCCACTACAGTGCCCTGGAGCCAGTAGACTGTAACCACTATACGAGGTAGAAAACATGAGCACCGCCAGGACATGGGGCCACGTCAGCGCCTCACAACTCAAGAAGTACGCGCTTTGTCCACGAAAGTGGGCCTTGGCCTACCTGTTTGATGACAAGGGGCCTAAGACTGAGCCGCTGTTCTTCGGTATCACGTTCCACCATCTCGCAGAGGAGGTAACAGCCCGAAGCGAGAACAAGGTGGACCTGATGGGGCAGCGCGAGCGCATGGTGGCCATCCGAGACGGTGCCATCGACTACGCTCCACAGGAGCTGCTTGCCGACCTGGGCGTAGACCTGGACGTGGCCTGGATGCGCAAGGCCGCCCGCCTGATGGTCGCTGGCATCGACGCTGGCACCATCGTCCACAAGAGCCTGGACGACTATAGGGCCGCACCAGAGGTCGACGTCAAGAAGGCCGCAGACAGCCCCTTTGAGATGGCGGGCATCCCGGTCGCTGGCTTCATCGACGTGCTCAGGTACTACACCGGCACCGGCCAGCCTGACGCCCCCAAGGTCATCATCGAGGACCACAAGACCTGCTCACGTTGGAAGTGGGCGTTGTCGGCGATGGAGCTGACGACCGACATCCAGATGATTGTGTACGCCAAGTGGGCCTTTGAGCAGGACGACTCGCTCGACACCGTTCGACTGGTCCACAACCAGTACCACAAGAGCAAGCACGAAGTCCGCAGGGTCCACGCCGACGTCACACGAGAGCACGTTGAGGGCCGCTTCGCCAAGTACATCACCATGGTTGAGGGCATGAAACGCCTCAGAGACCAGGCTCTCGAAGAAGAACAGGACGATTTCGGCTTTGTCGAGGTCGACCACACCATCGGAGACCGTGCAGGCCCTTGTGGAGCATACGGTGGTTGTTATGCACTTGCAGAGTGCTCCAAGATGCGCTACAGTAGCGACAGCCCGTTCGCAGGATTCAGTAAACCAGACGAGACACAGGAAAGTACCATGGCAAGCCTCAGCGACCTGATGAACAAGTACAAAGGACAGGACTCAAAGCCCAAGGAGGAAGCACCAGCACCGGCCCCAGCACCAGCACCGGCCCCAGCACCAGCACCGGCCCCAGCACCAGCGCCGCCGAGCGACGACAAGCCCGACCACGGTGGCATCGTCACTGACGAGGGCCTCAGAGAGCTGGGCATCCCGCCCATCCTCCACGGTGTCAACATGAGCACCTTCTACGTCGACACCGTGGAGGAGGTCGTCGCCAAGGTTCGCGAGATGGGAGAAGTGGCCCAGAATCGCGGCCTCCGGCCCGCCGACATCCTCGCCCAGTTCTCCGGCCGCAAGCTGGAGAAGGGCACCAGGGCCGACCTCGTCGCAGAGGCTCAGGTCGTTGAGCCTGAGGAGCGCGACGCCATCCCGGCCGCGTCCAACGCCGGTCAGGTCCAGCCGCCCGAGGCCCCTGAGAACGCCACGCCTGAGCCGCTCGACCAGCGTGAGCTGACCGCCAAGTGGTTCAAGAAGACTGACGGCATCGGCAAGGCTGGCGCTGAGAGCATCATGGAGTATTGCGAGAAGGAGGACATCAAGACCTTCCGCGACCTCGCCGACCTCCACGAACGCGAAATTGACATCAAGAGCGGCGGCCTTCTCCGTCTCCCAGGCGTCGGCGAGAAGTCTGGAGATGCCCTGCTGGAGAGCCTCAAAGAGGAGCTGGCCCTCGCCGACATGCTCCCCGACGTCGAAGCCGACCTCTCCACTGACGGTGGTGAGGAGGCTGGGGGAAACGACGAGAGTGGACCCGGCACCCCGTCGCCGGACCAATCCTCGGGGCAGTCGGCCGCACCCTCGAACGCG